CAGTCAAGACTACCCAGCCAGGTGGTTCTGTATTAGAGAAAACATTACAGATATTTGGTGTACGAAACTTTATCACTCCAGGCAGTTTCCGAGTGGTATTCACTACACTAGAGCCAGTGATCGATGGCTTCATAATTGGTAACGCTAATTATGGAGTATTAGATCAGAACGTACTATCTTACTAAGGAGTAAAAATGCCAACTTTTCCAGGTAATACAGGTGATGTAGTAACTTCCGCTATGTGGAATGGACTACCAGCCTTTGAAGTACAGACTGCTAAGACTGCTGATTATACAGCTGCTAGTGGTGATGAGTACCAACAATTAGTACAAATAAATAAGGCTACAGCTATTGCATTTAAGTTACCTACAGATGCTACATATAATTTTGCAATAGGTACTGTTATTACAGTATTAAACATCGGTGCGGGAATTTGCACAATTAGTGCAGTAACACCTGGCACTACTACTGTATTAAGTGCTGGTGGCACAGCTGCCTCACCTACCTTAGCTCAATATAAATCAGCTGCATGTATTAAAACAGCAGCCAATGCATGGTATGTGGTGGGCGCTATTGCTTAATATAATTAGTAGTATTATTTCTACAGCAAGTTCTGGTGCTGCTCCTTCAACTTTAGTTGGTGTTTCTCATTTTACAACGCCTTTTATATCGGTTTATTCTTGGTCAGCAGGATTCGGTAGCAAATTTTCTAATCCAGCGACTTTACCTGCCGGTACTGGACGTGAATTAGATTTCACTTCAACATCTAATGCGATTGCGGTAAGCCATGACAACACGCCATATGTATCTGCTTACCCTTGGTCAGCAGGATTCGGTACTAAGTATGCTAACCCTGCAACTTTACCAACTGGTAATGAAAATGATGTTACATTTAATGCGGCAGATAATTTAATAGCAGTTGCACATGAAAATAGCCCTTATGTATCTGTTTATCCTTGGTCGGCAGGATTTGGTACTAAATATGCTGATCCAGCGACTCTACCAACTGGTAATGGTTCTGGAGTTGCATTCACTTCATCATCCAATGCAATAGCAGTTGCACATTATACAAGCCCATATATATCCGCATATCCTTGGTCAGCAGGGTTTGGAACTAAGTACGCTAACCCAGCGACTTTACCTACCGGTAATGCTATAAGTGTTGCATTTACTCCAGCTGGTGATGCGATTGCAGTTGGTCACAATACAAGCCCAAGAATTACAACATATCCTTGGTCGGCAGGGTTCGGTACTAAATATGCTAACCCTGCAACCTTACCTTCCGGTGCTGTTGTAAGAGATGTAACATTTAGTAAAACTGGTGATGTAATTGCACTTGGTCACGATTCAAGTCCATACATATCAGCATATCCTTGGTCGGCAGGGTTCGGTACAAAGTATGCTGACCCCGCAACACTACCAACAGGCCAAGGTTTTAGTGTTGATTTCTCAGCTAATGATGATTCAATAGCAGTTGCACATGAGGTAAGCCCATATGTCACAGCTTATGCTTGGGCGGCTGGATTTGGTACTAAATATGCTAACCCTGCGACTTTGCCAGCATTCGTTGGTACAGGTGTTTCATTCAATTAAAACAAATAACTAAAGAAAAGGAATAAAAAATGGCAATAGAAAACACAACACCACAGGTTGAATTAACACCTAAACAAGTAAGACAATTAGAAGTAGATGGATATAATGCTAACATAGCAACTTATAACGCATTACTAGCAACGCTTGATGGTAATTGGGATGCCGATTTGGTTCACTTAAAAGATTTAGAACCACAAGAAGCGGCAAGACAATGCCCAATGAATCGCTTACTAAGATTAGCGGTTTTACAACAACACGACCAAGTTACTAAATTACTAAAAACTGAAATTGTAGAAGGTGCAAAAGCTAAAGCAATTTTAGACATAATGTAATGAAACCCTGGCTATGTGCAGCTGGTGTGCAGTTAAGAGAGCAGATTGATACCTGGTATCCAGATCGCCGCTCTACCAGTGATGGGTGGATTGGTGATGCTCGTCATTCCACCATTAAATCGGATCATCGTCCAGACGAACGAAGCGGATTCGTTGTCAGAGCCATTGATGTTGATTCTCGCTTGGATTCATCCGAAGGGATCTCAATATATCTGGCTGACCAGATCAGAAAATGTGCGAAAACCGATAAGCGTATATCTTACGTAATCCATAATGGCATGATTGCTAGCAGGATATTTAATTTTAAGTGGCGCAAGTACAAGGGTTTTAATAAGCACACAAAGCACATCCATATTAGCTTTACAAAGTTAGGCGACAAAGATGGCAGAGAGTTCGATATACCACTACTAGGGGGCAAAATATGAAGATAAGCAAAAAGCAAAAAGCCATACTAAAATCCTATGCACGTGGGGTATTAGTATCTTTCTTAACATTTTTAGCAAGTAATGAATTAGGTTTAGACCCAGCACTATCTGTAATAGTTGCAGCTTTCGCTGGTCCAGCAGTTAGGGCTTTAGACAAATCCGATGTTATCGGTACTAATGAAAAATGAGTCCAGCGGAATGGGCTGGCTTTGGCGCTGGCGTTATGGCCGTGCTATCAGGCGGGCTAATCGGATTACGTTTCTTAGTTAAAGGCTGGCTAAGCGAGCTAAGGCCTAATGGTGGATCTAGCATGAAGGATCAATTAACTAGATTAGAGAAGCGTGTCGATGATCTATTCCTTATCATGAATAAGCGACAATAGCAATATGGCAACCGCACGAAAGCGTAAGAAAGTTAATAAGCGAAAGGGTAAATATACCCATGAGCAGATTAATACCAAGTTAGATACCTATGCCATCTCGTTGCGTGAGTTTTATTTGAGCTTAAGACGTGCAGGATTTCCAGTAGATCAAGCTCTAGGGATGTGCGATAAAAACGTATTCCCAGACTGGCTAACACCATCTAGTCCAGACTTTGATCCAGTTAATCCAGACCATGACCCCTACGAAGACGAGGACTAATTGCGCAAAATTGCGTTCGTGTCAGATCTGCAAGTTCCTTTTTTTAATGAATTAAGTGTTAAATCAGTAGGCCGTTTTTTAGGTAAGTGGCGGCCTCATAGAACTATCTGCATAGGCGATGAAATTGATTTACCACAGCTAGGCGGTTTCAATGCAGGCACTATTGATGAGATGGTCGGCAACATCAATGATGATAGAAAACAAACACAAGAAGTATTAAGTTACTTAGGAGTAACGGATGTACTAGGGAGTAACCATGGAATCAGACTCTACCGATCAATTAAAAAAAGACTCCCATCATTTCTCAACTTACCCGAAATGCAGTATGAGCGTTTTATGGGATATGACAAGCTCCAGATTAAATTCCACCCCTATGGGCTCGATTGGGCGCCAGGCTGGACAGCCGTTCATGGTGACTCTTTCCCTCTTAGCCAAGTACCTGGGCAAACGGCCTTAAATGGGGCTAGAAGGCTTGGTAAGAGCGTGGTGTGTGGGCATACCCATAGATTAGGCCAGTCGGCCTTTACAGAGGCATCTAGAGGCCAATTAGGGCGTACTGTATGGGGCGTTGAGGTTGGCAATTTAGTAGATTTGAGTAGTTCAGGCATGGCATACACAAGGGGCTATGCAAACTGGCAACAAGGCTTTGCCGTAGCCTATGTTCACGAGCGTAAAGTCCAGGTAATTACAGTGCCTATAAATTCAGATGGCAGCTTTATATTTGAGGGCAAACTCTACAAATAACGTTATCAAATCGTTATCAAATATAGCCGCTAAATCATCCACAAAGTCATACACAGGTGTCACACTATTTCCATGCCACAAAGCGTGAGCATAGAAAGTAGGGCTACATGTACACAGAGCTGAAAGACTTTGGGTATCTAATTATGTGGGGAGTGGTCTTAGGGTTATTACTTACCTGGGCTATTGGCACATATATCGAAAACGTCAAAACTATACATTACTGGCGAGGCCGTAAAGACGGCTGGGATATGCACCGAAGAATGGTCGATAACGATGTCCACAACAACTGAGAAACTATTCGCAGATGCAGTCACACTTATACATGAAAGAGGGATGCATTACGGCCACCCAGCGATCCAAATGGATCGAATTGCCAAGTTGTGGTCTGCGTATCTCAATTTCCCGATCACATCAAATCAAGTGGCAAGTTGTATGGCACTGCTCAAACTCAGTCGTAGCGTTGAAAGTCCAGAAATTGACGATCATTATAAAGACGCAGTGGCATATATCGCCATATCAAAGACCTGCCAAGAATACATGCAGGACAAAGACTTTCAGTGGGAGCAATAATGGCATTTAACTTAGATGATTATGAAACAGTTGAAGAACGATTAGAAAAATGGTGGAAAGATAATGAAGATGGATCTATTCAAACAGAACTTATTAATCGCCCGAATTCTAATCCAGATGAATTTGTGTTTGTGGCTCGCTTATACCGAACTACGGCTGATGCGACTCCAGTTGCGACTGGTTGGGCATCGGAGATACGCACTACTTCGAGCTTCAATAAGTTTGCTTGTGAGCTTGCAGAAAGCAGCGCAATTGGTAGGGCTTTGGCAAATTACATCTATTCGAAAAAAGGTGCAAGACCTAGCCGAACAGAAATGCAACGAGTTGCTAATACTTCAAGTGGAGCAGTTTTTACAGTCGAAAACAAACTAGAAGACCCAGTGCAGTGGACTACTACCGATTGGGTTGCAGCTGTGCCAGATACACCTAAGCCACCTGTTGATTGTTGTAGTCAAGGCATGACACTTAGGCAAGGTATTAGCAAAACAACCAAGAAGCCTTTCTATGGCTATGTATGTTTGGGTAATATCAAAGAACATGCTAAATGGGCATCACAGACCAGCACAGGCGCTTGGTACTTTAAGGATAAGGAGTAGATATGGGCTATGTCGCTATTATTAACGGCAGTGGAGTTACTGTTGAAATAGATGATAGTGGTGTGCATTTAGTTAAGTCTGTTATCACATGCGAGATGTGTGGGGATGACAGGGTTTTCAAAGATGGCACATGCTTTCGATGCCACGAATTGATCGCTCGTGACTAAATTCAAATGTAATGGGTGCAGTCGTGATACTGAGTTTTTATGGCTAGATCAGACAGATATGCCAGATGGATTCAAATTATACCAATGCATGGATTGCGGGGCTGTGGGATGCAAGAACATAGCTGAGCAGAAAGATGCACCTAAAGATAGCAAGGTTAGTAGATGTAATAGCTGTGGGGCTTGGCAGTTTGAGAAGCTGCCTTGCCACACTTGTCTATTGATTGGAGAATATGATGCCCACGTATGAATATAGCTGTAATGAGTGTGGTACTTATGGATCAATACATCGCACATATAAAGAGGATGACGGCGGGATGCTTTGCCCTAAATGTGGGTTAAATATGGCACGTATGTATTCAGCACCTGGCATAATCTTAAAGGGTACTGGATGGGGTTCTAAACCTTGATTAAACCATTTAGTTTAGAGTTATACGCTGACAATGATAACGCTAAAGAGTTGGTAATTAAATGGCTTGAAAGTAAGCGCTGCACAGCCTGGGTAAATCCTGACCAATATGGCATAGATCTATTGTTTAAGAATCCAGAGGGTGATTACTATAGCTGTGAGGTTGAAGTAAAGCATAACTGGAAAGGGGCTAAATTCCCTTTTAAGACTATGCATATACCAGCTCGTAAGCTTAAATTCGCCACAGATAATTCTATATTTGTCATATTGAACAGCGAGCGCTCGCATCTAATTATGTTACATGGTGATGATTTACGTAAAGCACCTATTGTGCGTAAGGATACAATTTATACCGAGGGTGAGTACTTTATAGAAATAGAAGTAAATAATGAGTGAGGCTGGTTATGATTGCACTTGGATCGATCAGTATGAATTTGTGCCATTCTTCGCCACGCCGTCTGACCTGCGGTTATCTTACAGGATTTGACAGTGTGTGATACCCTAAAAAAGCGTTCGATCTTAAATCGAAAAGCTGAGCCGCCCAAGGCCAGGCTCGGAAGGCGCAGAGTTTGGGTGAGCTCTATGCTAATTGCATTTAGCCTTTGCTTTACAAAAGATTATTCCGTTGCAGATAAACCAAGAGCTACTCATTACAAGCAATATGCATTTATTAAACTTAACCACTCATTTAGTGAGTTCTATTGCTTAGATGAGTTATATCATCATGAGAGTAGGTGGAATCCAAGCGCTCGCAACGGCTCACACTATGGCATACCACAAGGTAGATCTAAGTACTTGGCTAAGGTAGATGGCTTTAAGCAAGTAGACTGGGGTATCAAATACAACCTAAATAGATATGGTTCTATGTGTAAAGCATTAAATCATTTCAAGATTAAAGGATGGCATTGAGTAAAAGAGCTATAGGTAGTGGCAAGTGGCAGAAGCTACGCATACAGATACTTGATCGTGATGGTTGGGTGTGTGTATTGTGTAATAAGCCTGCGCATACAGTAGATCACATCATACCTAGAGTTAAGGGTGGTGACATGTGGAGTCCAGACAACCTACAAAGCATGTGTAAGTCATGTAATAGCGCTAAAGGTGGGCGTTTTTTTAATAGCATGCCGACCCCCCCTGTCTTTTTCAAACCTTCTCTCTCCAAGACAGTCCAGATCGTTCCTGATTCACCTTTTAATAAACCAGATACACTAAACTTCGATGAAGAATGATGCAGAAATAATCCCGATCAAACGAGGGGTCGGGCTAATTGGTAGCACAGAGCCTAGAGTTCACACGCCTTTACTAAAAGGTAAAAGCAAAGCGGACGAGGTGGCCGATCTAGCTGAGAAGATCGGTTTACCTTTAATTCCTTGGCAGAGATTTGTACTAGATGATTTGTTATGTGTAGATGATGAGGACAACTGGCGTAAAAAGACAGCTCTAATACTGGTAGCACGTCAAAATGGTAAGACACATTTAGCCCGCATGCTTATATTGAGCCATCTATTCTTATGGGGTTCTAAGAATGTACTGGGCATGTCCTCTAATCGTAATATGGCATTAGATACATTTAGGCAAGTTAGTTACACGATAGAAGATAATCAATTTCTAAAAGACCAGGTAAGACAGATACGCCTGGCTAATGGTCAAGAATCTATAAGCCTACTTAATGGCGCAAGGTATGAGATAGCCGCTGCAACACGTGATGCACCACGTGGTAAGACTGCCGATTTCTTATACATCGATGAATTACGTGAGTGGACAGAAGAAGCCTTTACAGCTGCACTACCTGTTACACGTGCTAGGCCTAATTCCATGACCTTAATGACAAGTAACGCAGGTGATGGATTTAGTACTGTGCTTAATGATCTTAAAGAGCGCTGTTTATCATACCCACCAGATAGTTTAGGTTATTACGAATGGTCAGCACCACAGCACTGCAAGATACATGATCGTAAAGCCTGGGCATTAGCGAATCCAGCATTAGGGCATTTAATATCCGAAGAAACCTTAGAAGAATCAGTCAATACAAACAGCGTAGAAGCTACACGTACTGAGATGTTATGCCAGTGGATAGATAGCGCTGTAAGCCCATGGGTATATGGATCTATTGAGGCATGTAGTGATAGCACATTAGAAATCCCTGTCGGGCCGATGACTATAATGGCCTTTGATATTGCACCTACTAGAAGATCTGGTGCTTTAGTTATGGGTCAATTAAAAGATGGCAAGATAGCAGTAGGTCTAGCCCAGTTATGGCAAAGTGAAGTAGCTGTAGATGAGGTTAAGATGGCTAGTGATATTAATGAGTGGGCAAAGAAGTACCATCCACACAAAATACTCTTTGACAAGTACGCCACACAAACTTTAGCCACTAAATTAGAACAAAGCGGATGGCGCATAGAAGATTGTAGTGGCCAGGCTTTCTACCAGGCCTGCTCAGATTTATCAGATGCCCTGGCTAACGTTAGATTAGTTCATAGTGGACAAGCGGACTTAGTACAGCACCTTAATAATTGTGCAGCTAAGACTAATGATGCTGGCTGGCGTATAATACGTAGAAAATCGGCTGGCGATGTTACAGCTGCAATAAGCCTTGCCATGGTAGTAAGCCAATTAACTAGACCGCAACAAACTGCGCAAATCTTTGTGTAACTTGCACCAATAGTCCGTTTTATGGTATAAAGTATACATATGGGTCTATTGTCTGCTTTGGGTATAACCAAAAAAACTGAAACTGTCCAAGCGCAATACGCCCCTGCCATTATGGACACAGCCTATGGCTATGGTTCATTTACAACTGGTGTTGGTAATTTCCCAGGTGGATTAGATCGCAATTTTGCTATGCAAGTACCTGCCGTTTCACGTTGCAGAAATCTTATAGCTGGTGTAGTTTCATACTTGCCATTAAAACTTTACAAGAAGTCTAATGGTGAGGAGTTGGGGAACCCTCTTTGGATAGATCAACCAGACTATCGGCAACCAAGATCCGTCACCATATCATGGACTGTCGATAGTCTTTTATTTTATGGTGTTGCATATTGGCGAGTAACAGAATTATATGCAGATGATTTAAGACCATCCCGATTTGAGTGGATAGCAAATAACAGAGTTACATTTACTACAAATAAGTTTGGCACAGAAGTAGAAGAATACTTTGTTGATGGTGTTAGAGCACCTATGGCTGGTGTTGGATCTTTAATTACATTTCAAGGCTTAACACAAGGTGTATTAACCACCGCAGCACGTACAATACAAAGCGCATTAGATATTGAAAAAGCCGCAGCCGTGGCAAGTCAAACTCCAATGCCAAGTGGTTACATTAAAAACACTGGCGCAGATTTACCAGAACAACAAGTATCTGGATTATTAGCACAATGGAAGCAAAGCAGACAAAATAGATCTACAGCATATTTAACTTCTACTCTATCT